GAGCGCGTCGATGAGGACGGCGTGGTGCACCAGCTGGTGCCGGAGTTCGCGCATATGTCTCGCCGTCCGGCAATCGGCAAGCGTTGGTTCGAGTCGTTCAAAGGCGATCTGTACCCATCCGATTCGGTGGTCGTTCGCGGCCACGATCAAAAAATTCCGAGGTACTACGACAAGCTGTTCGCGCAGGTGAATCCGCGCGAGCTACAGAAAATAAAGTGGGCGCGCACAGGCGCGGCCAACACTAAGCGAGCAAAACACGAGAACAGCCCTTCGCGCCTGGCTGTCCGTGAGACGGTGAAAAAGGCGCAAATTCGGAGTCTGAAACGGAGAGTCGGCTCATGATTAAAAAACTGTACGCGGTGTATGACACCAAGGCGAAGTTCTTCACAAATCCGTTCGTGGCGCAGAACGACATGGTTGCGCTGCGGCTGTTCGCGAGCGCGGTGCGCGATCCGGCGACGGATATTTCTAAGTTCCCGGTCGACTACACGCTGTTTCGCATTGGCGAATACGATGATGAGAAAGGGATGCTGTTCCCTCTTCTCACTATCGAGAATTTGGGGATGGGGTCCCGATTCGGGGTCGTTCAGGACGATCCGGAAGGTCGTAATTAAACGTCTTATCAACTTGAGAGGCTGACTATGTTCGGAAAATCTCACAGCAATCCGTCGGTGATGAAGCATAGCTTTTCGCAGGTGCCGAAAGCCGATATCCAGCGATCAACATTCGATCGCTCGCACGGTCACAAGACGACGTTCGATAGCGGGTATTTGATCCCGCTGCTTCTCGATGAGGCGCTGCCAGGCGATACGTACAAGGTCGATATGACGGCGTTTGCGCGCCTGGCCACGCCGATCTTCCCGATAATGGACAACATGTATCTGGACTCTCAGTTCTTCGCGGTGCCGATTCGGTTGCTCTGGGACAACTGGGAGAAGTTCAACGGCGCGCAAGATAATCCGGGCGATAGTACGGACTTTACTATTCCGCAGATGGTTTCGCCGGTCGGTGGTTACCTGCTCAATTCTCTGTCGGACTACATGGGGATCCCGACCGGCGTTGCGGGCCTGACGCATAGCTCGCTGTTCCATCGGGCGTACAACCTGATTTGGAACACGTGGTATCGCGATCAGAACATGCAGGACAGCGTGCATATGGACAAGGACGACGGTCCCGATCTTCCGGCGGACTATGTGCTGCTGCGTCGTGGCAAGCGCCACGACTATTTCACGAGCGCATTGACCAGGCCCCAGAAGGGGGATGCGGTCGAGCTTCCGCTCGGTACGCGCGCGCAGATCAAGACGGATCTGACGGCGGCGACGCCGGCTCTCACTGTACTGAACGGCGCGAACGCGTTCGCGCCTATGGGCACGGGTGGTGCTCAGCTTGTGATGGCGGCGGCTGCGGGCGGCGTGGGTGATTCCCTTTACGCTGATCTGAGCACGGCCGCGGCCGCGACGATCAATACGATCCGCAACGCGGTGACGGTGCAGCAGGTGTTCGAGCTCGACGCGCGTGGCGGTACCAGGTACATCGAGCTCATCAAGCAGCACTTCGGCGTTACATCGCCGGACGCGCGTTTGCAGCGCCCGGAGTATCTGGGCGGCGGTTCGACGCCGGTCAATATCTCTCCGATTCCTCAGACCGGGTCGACCGATGCGACGTCGCCGCAGGGTAACTTGGCGGCAATGGGGACCGCCCTGGCGAGCGGTCATGGGTTTACGATGTCTTTCACCGAGCATTGCTTGATTATCGGCATCGTGTCGGTGCGCGCAGACCTGACGTATCAGCAGGGTCTGAATCGTATGTTCTCGAGGCTCACGCGGTTCGACTTCGCGCTTCCGACGTTGGCGCACATCGGTGAGCAGGCCGTCCTGCAGAAGGAAATCTTCGCGGACGGTACGGCCAACGATGACATCGTCTTCGGGTATCAGGAGCGGTTCGCTGAGTACCGCTACAAGCCGAGTCAGATTACGGGGCTCTTTCGTTCAAATGCGGCGCAGTCTCTTGACGCGTGGCATCTGTCGCAGGAGTTCTCGGGTGCGCCCGAGTTGGACAACGATTTCATCGTGGAGGATCCTCCGGTTGATCGGGTGATAGCGGTCACCGATCAGCCGCATTTTCTGCTCGACAGCTATTTCCGCATGCACTGCGCGCGCCCGCTTCCGCTGTTCGGCGTGCCCGGACTGCTGAGATTCTGATGTCAGGCCTTGCGATAGGTCTCGGCATCGCCGGCGCGTCCTTGCTTGGCGGCATGATGTCTAATCGGGCGAACGCAAAGATGGCTCAGCAGCAGATGGCGTTCACCGACGAGCAGGCGCAGACGCAGATGAACTTTCAGGAGCGCATGAGCAACACCGCGCATCTGCGCGAGGTCCAAGACCTGGCGCGCGCGGGTCTTAATCCGATTCTGTCCGGTACCGGCGGCATGGGCGCAAGCTCGGCGGCTGGGGCATCCGGCGCCGGTGCGAGCGCTCCGCAAAGCGATGTCATCACCCCTGCTCTATCGAGCGGGATTCAGGCTCGGCGGCACGTGGCCGAGGTCAAAAACATCGAGGAGGACACGAAGCTCAAGACGCAGCTCGAGGACAAAGCCCGCGAGGAGAAACACCTTGCTTACCAGCATTCGCGCACGCAGGAGGAGCTGGTCAAGAAGGCAACGGCGGAAGCCGAAATCTTCCAGGCGACGGCCAAGGGCGCAAAGATCGAAGGCGAAATCGATCAGTCGAAATACGGTGAGATCATGCGCTATCTCAACCGTATGAATCCGTTCGGTACTATGGGCTCGGGCGCGATTCGCAGCCTGCCCAAGTGAACGGCTCGGGGTATGGGGCGGAGCCCCATGCAAAGCGCTACTGCGCTAATCGACCACAGTCGGTTATCCGCCCCGGCTGTGCCGGGCAAAAGTGCTATGCACGTCCTTATACGAATCCACCTCATGCCCAGCGCTCTTTCTTAACTTCAATTCACAAGGAGCTACACCAATGGCAACTACAAAATCTCAAACAACTCTTCCTCTCTCCAACACTCTCACTCTTCCTCCTAATACTCCTATGGCTATAGCATTCCAGACGGCCTACGGCCCTCGTCATCGAGTTCAACTCGTCAAAGGTGAGCGCTCGGGCTCAGCCAAGCAATCGTTTAAAGACGAGTGCGATATCAACTTCATCCTCTCGCGGTTCCGTAGAACGCGAGTACTCGACTGGGTGTCGAAAAATCCTCCCAGGTACGGCGATGCAACGGGCTACGATTTCCAGCGTGCCCTCGACATCGTCGTCAAGGGTCGGGAGGCGTTCGAATCGCTCCCGGCCCATATTCGTTCGCGGTTCGCGAACGATCCAGCGCAATTTCTGGACTTCGTCCACGATCCCGAGAACCGGGACGATATGCGCAAAATGGGGCTGCTGAGGCCGGAGGACGACGTGCAGCCCCCGGGCGCTACCCGGGTAGCGCCCCCCCCCGCCAGCGACGCGCAGCGGGTCTCAGGTGAAGCCGGAGAGGCATCCACGAAGGGGGCGAAGCCCCCGAAGGGGGATGCCTCGTAGGCGAATCAGGCGGCGGGCCGCCACAACGGGACCATTACATTACTGGATGTAAATGGTCCCAATGACACCGATTAACGGTAACGTGGCGACTTCACCCCCGGGGGCCAGGGCTCTCCCTCCTGGCAGTCTCCTTAGGCTCCCGGGCTTTTTTCGGAGGTTTCAATGAAGCGCCAGTCGATGAGCAGGCAGCGTAGCGGGAAGCTCTTCAGCAGGACGGGTAGCAGGCATCACGCGAAGAATTTCGCGAACCCGATGCGTGGTGGCATCCGGCTCTGACCGGGTGCCCTGCTATCACCCAGTCCACGGTTACCGGAGTCGGGGTCTAACAAAAAACGGTAAGCGCGAGATTGTGTTCAACACGCGGGAAGGGTTCAAAGACCTTCCCGTTTCTGTTCCGTGCCAGCGCTGCATAGGCTGCAAGCTGGAGTACTCTCGTTCCTGGGCCGTGCGGATCATGCACGAGACCCAGTTCCACGAATCAAACGCGTTTCTCACGCTGACGTTAAACGATGAGCATCTTCCGGGGTCCGGCTCGCTCGAGTTGGACGTGATGCAGAAATTCTTTAAGCGGTATCGGCGTTCAATCGAGCCCGCGAGGATCAGTATGTTCTACAGCGGGGAATACGGCGAAGAGAATCGCCGCCCGCACTATCACGCGATCATCTTCGGTCACGACTTTGCGGATAAGACTGAGTGGAAGGAAACTGACTATGGTTATCTCTGGAAATCCGCCGAACTGGAAGCCCTATGGGGTAAGGGCTACTGCTCGATCGGCTCGGTCACGTTCGAGAGCGCAGCGTATGTCGCGCGATACACCGTCAAAAAGATTACGGGCGATCTAGCCGACAAGCATTACGAGCGCGTCGATGAGGACGGCGTGGTGCACCAGCTGGTGCCGGAGTTCGCGCATATGTCTCGCCGTCCGGCAATCGGCAAGCGTTGGTTCGAGTCGTTCAAAGGCGATCTGTACCCATCCG